GACCACCCAGCCAGCGGAGAAGGCCATCGCGGCAATGATGGCCGCCAGAGCGGCTTTGATCTGCCAGGTCATAAGCCGGCCTCGCAGATCTCGCCGTTGGCATCGCCGCGGATCTGCAGCCCAGGCAGCACCACGGACACCCCATTGACCGTGCCCCGGTTCCAGCGCGGGTTCTCGCGGCATGCGCCCACCACATCCCCAGCATTGGCCTTGCGCAGCAGCGTCGAGGTGTACAGCGCGCCCTCGCCCTTGTTGTGGATGAAGTCGATGAACACAGCCTGCTGCAGCGGGGTGTAGGTAGTCCAGAGGCGGAACATGCCTATGGCCGTGCGCTCGGCCGCCAAGTAGCGGCTGCGCTCGAGCGCGTAGCAGTCGGCCGGTGTGTAGTACCGGCCAGCCACCACGGCCCGGCCCGTGATCCCGTTGCAGACCGTCAACGGCTGGCCCTTGCCCAGCTTGTCCACGTAGGGCGTGCCGATGTGGCGGTAGCTGCTCTCGTAGTAGCTGCCCATCACCATGGCGATCTTGACTGCCTGGGATGTGCCAGGGTCGGCCGCTACAGCCTGGATGTACTGGCTTTGCTCGGCCATGGCCTGGGCTGCGGCCTTGTCGCGCTCGGAGACGATGTAGCCGCCGGCGCCACCCGTCAAGACTGCCAGGGCCACCAGGCCGGCGCGCAGTGCATTTGGGATCTTGCTCATGACAGGTCCGCCCTCTGCGTTTCGCTCATCTGGCGGTACTCGTCCAACGTGATGATGCGCGGGCCCAGCCTTGGCTTGACCCAACCCCAGCGCTCGAAAGCCGGTCGCCAGAGCTTTTTCCAGAACCACTCGCAGATAAGCAGGCACGTATAGACGGCTGCCACGATTGAAGCGATGGTCCCCCATGGAATAGAGTTGACCCAAAACCAAGTCTCGAAGCTTGCATTTGCTGTTGCAACCTTCGCTAACGCGTCGGCCGCGTCCACCTTAGCAGCAGTCGCCAAACTCAACGCGCTTGCCGCTTTCGCCACTGGCATCTTAATTTCTGCACCCATAACGGCCTCTTGAATGTAAAAAACCCGCCGAAGCGGGTTGTGTTGTGTGTTGTGGCTAGGGTTACAAGGTCTCGGCGTAACCGAACAGCTCCACCAAATCCGCCTCGGTCAGATTCAGGCCTGCAGCCAGCTTGAGCACGGTGGGACTGTCCGATTCGATGGCCGCCGATCCCTGCCAGTCCACCAGGGCCCGGTAGCGGTCGAATTCATCAGGGATCAGATTGATCTGCGCCTCGATGTCCTCGTTCTTGATGCCCTTCATGTCGAACAGCGCAAGCAAGGCCTGGCGCTTGGTCACGGTCACCCGTGCAGCGTCTCGTGCGGCCTGCTCTTCTGCCAGGCGCTCGGCTTCCAGTTGGGCCAGCTCCTCATCGCTCAGCGGCACGACTTCCCACTGCTGCAGGTAGCCGTCCTCTGTCTCCAGCGGGGCCAGTTCCACTGCTTTGTGGGTGGTCTGAACGAACGCGGGCGGGCTTGCAGGCGCCACCAGGGCATATTGCTCCGGCGCCTCAAAGGGCACAGGGAAAGACATGTTGTGCGCGTGCCTGGAAATGATGTCCGCCGGGCTCAGCGGGTAGTCACCCGTTTCTTTGTCGATGTACATGCTGGTCCTTTAGATTGCGTTGCCCAGGCGTGTGCCTGTCGCGAGCCAGTTGATGTAGGCGTTGCCGTCCACATAGTTGCCTGCGGGCTGCCCTGCACCTGGTGGGAAGACTTGAATCAGGTTGTAGTTGCCCGATGCAGTACCAGATTCTCCACTTGCACCAGGCTGGCCAATGGCCCCTCCATTGCCCCCACGTCCGCCAGTTGAGACGCCAATGCCACCGACCGAAGACCCCCCAAGCGTCTCGGATTGCCCAGAATCGCCGGTGCCCGCAGGCTGCAAAGTCAGTGTGCTGGTGGTAGTAAAGCCTGCGCCTGCCCCTCCAGCTCCGCCATCACCTGCAGCGTAGTACGAAGGTGAGTTAGGGTTTTGAATGCGCAAGGATCCGCCGGTCCCACCTGCGCCACCGGCGCCGAAGATCGTGCCGCCCGCATTGTCGATATTGATCAATGTTCGGGTGTAGAGTCCAAAAGCGCCGCCCACCATCGCGCCAATTCGCCCGCGATTGACAATGGTGAGCAACCCGCTGGGGATGTTCGCGATACTGAGTGCAGCTACATCCACTCCCACGTTGATGGTGCAGTACAGCTGCTCGTATCCAACCCAACCCGCAGAAATAGCAAGAGCCCGGATGTCCGGGCTCCTGACGCTGGCCGCTATGGTGATGTACACCGGGCCTTTTAGCAAGAACGGTCGATGGGCCATATCAATAATTCCCCTGATAAGAACCCAGCCATCGATCCGCTCCAGTAGATTGAGGTCGCCTAAATTGGAAAAGATGTATCTTGCCAGTCTGGAGGTTCTGGGGGAGCCCACCGCCCCATACCCAATCAATATTTGAAGGCCAAGACATCGTTCCAGCTGATAACAAAACTTCCAGCTCAAACAACATGCAGTCCGCTGGACGATTGATAAAGCTGAATGTCGTCGCACTGGTAACAGTGGTGTGGAAATAGCTGCGCTTGGAGAGGTCGCAAACGCCTCCAGAAACTCCCAGAGATAGAGGCGCTTGTGCTTGTTGTGCTGCATTTGCCATTTAAGTGCCCTTCCGTTTCTTTGCGTATGACACTTGCATCAGTTCCAGCGTCCAATTGCCAGGAAATGCAAGGTGTGAGCCGTATTCCGACTCAGTGTGTCAATGTTCTTGATGTAGACGTTCGACAGCCCTGATGCAGTTGCGCTATCAGCAGATACGACAAAGGACGTGCTCCAGCTTGATTCGTGCCCAGGGGATGGGACGACCGGCTTGCTGTTAAAGGCCACAGGGAACGTCCAGCCAGACTGCAGATATGCCGTCCCAGCGGCCGCATCAAAGGCTGCGACAGTACGCAACAGTGAGCAAATCTGCGTGCCGTCGGCAAACCGCACATAGTCCCCGGTTGCGTTGCTGCCTCGGGCTACGACGGGGTTGCCGTTCATGTTCAACCCACCCGTGAAGTTCTGGGAGGCCGTCCATGTATTTGCAGTCCCGATAGCTGGCTGGGCAACTGTGAAAGCAGTCACGCCTGAAACGCGCATCCAATCACCAGAGACAGAGTCGTATTGCAAAACGATCTGCCAGCCCAGCACGTTCATCACATAGTCTTCTGCGTCCCCGCAGATTGTTTTTCCGTTTCGCTGGATGACCGGAGTCAGGGCACCAGACAGGTTTGCCGCAGCCACAACCATCCCGTGCCAAGGCGCTCCAGGAAGCAGCAAAACCGAAGCACTGGAAGTCATCCGATACAAGCCACGGTCCGCCGCATTTGTCGTCCCAGCAGGGCACGGCAGCACAGTGAAATCGTTTCGGCTCACCTCGCCCCAATAGGTGGACCCCAGGGCCGGGGCCTGCGTGGTCACGTTGGCCAGGTTCAGCTTGAGATACCACAGCCGACCCAAGTGGGTCACCGTAGCCGGCACGTTTAATGCTCCCGAGAGAGTGGACCACTCCCCTTTGTAGTTCGCTGCTGCAAAGGCGCCATTTGCTGCTGTTTGCACATCAACCAGGCGGGCAGCTGCCGCCTCCGCAGATCCTTCAGCTGCCAGGGCCTTCAGTCTTGCTTCCTCAGCATTGTTATAAGCATTTTGGCCAATTGCCGCGATTCGATTTCCGAAGCCGGGCATGGCCGAGCCCCAATCAAATGCCATATCGTCATATGCCGATTCGGGCGTGTTCGGCCCTGGGAACGGTGGCAATTGGGGGTCAATAGGAGGTACTGGAGTTGCCATTTAGACAATCCCTTTCACAAAGATGTTGGCCTTGGTAATGGCCTGGTTCTCAGGCGACAGATCCGAAGTCACAAAACCGACCGAGCTGAGATAGCGAAACTTTTCCTGCCGGCTCGCAAACACTGAAACGGGCGTGTCCTTGAGCTGCACCAGCGCTGACCAGATGCGGTTTGCGTCCTCGGGATTGATTGCAACGGGAAGCGTCAGATTCGTGGCACTGCCGCGCGGGACCTGCCGGTATCGCCCATCGACCCCTTCTGTCCTGGTGGTGTAGTTCACGACTTCTGCCCGCGCCGTGTACAGAACACCAGGCCGCCCCGTGAACAGGCCCATAGTCACCCATGAACCAATCGAGAAGAAACCCACGCCTACATCGTCTGTCGCACCGCCAGTCACCTCCAGCGTCACCAGCACTCGGGGGCGAAGTGTGATCCCATCCACCCGAAAGCTGGTTACTGGCGTTTTGGGGCCATAGAGGTAGTTCCAGAGCGAAGGCCTTGAGGCGCGCAGCGAGCGGTCGATCGGCGGGCTCAAGTCCTCCCCAGTGTCCGCATCCTTTACGGTCAAGGTGAGCCGGTTGCCAATAGGGTTGTGCACAGCAATTCCAGAGACAAAACGCATGAACAGCACATATTTGGCCGACCCCTTGCGCCCTACCCCTGCGGTCTGTACTTCGTTATCAAAAGGCGCCCAGCGATTACTGGGTCGCATATCCTCCCAGGCGCGCTGGTCGATGTTTGGCGGCACGGTCGCGTCAGCGGGAACCACTGCACACTTCCACACTCGCCGCTGATAAACGCGCTCTGCACCCACTGCCACAACCTGACCCGATGTCCATGCCACCTCACCAGCTGTAGCGTCCACCTCAGGCACGGAGCCCGGGCGAAACGCTGCATCGGAGATGGGGATGGGGACTAAGACAATTGCCATGCCCCTTCCTTTCTACTGTTGAACGCGAATACGGTTCACAACCTCAGCGGTTATTACCGATCCGCCATTGGTCACGCGATCCAAGTTGTCGGACAGCTTGCGGGCATGCTCATTGACCGAAACCACTACAGCTTCCACGCGCAAGAGAATGGCCTCTACACGCGCAGCCCCTGCAGCCGTATCCGGACCACGAGACTGGCCGCGAACTGCTTCCATCAGCGCACGGTTTTCGGCCGCTGGAATGATCCGCTCGCCCTTGTGGATGTTCGCCGTCATGTCGTAGGGCACATAGTTCGTACCCACGGCAAATGACTTGCGCTTCACCCACAGACCTTGCTTCGCATCCCAGTCCCAGCCGCTGCCATAGACGTTCTGGCCGGCTTGCATGGCTGCCCACTGCTCGGCGGTCAAGTTGCCTGACCCGATCATCAAATGGCCGTCGTACTCAGACTGCCCTGCGGCATACTTTTCGACAGTGCCATCCGACCACATGGCTCGACCGTCTGCCGTGAAGCCGATTACTCGGCGCCCCGCCGTGCCGGAGACCGTTCCACCGAGTGCCGCGCCTGAGCCTCCACCCGAGCCGCTCCCGGTTGGTGTGCCTGCGCCGCCCAGCCCAGCCTTTGCAGCCTCCTCCTTCTTAATCCGCTCCTGTTCCTTGGGGTCCAAGAGCTTATAGAGGGCATTGACGGCATCTGTAACGCTGAGCGTCGCATCCACCTGGTCTTCACCAAAGGTCTGCCAGAAGGTCTGGATATCGTCCAGGCGCTTAAGCTGCGAGGTTGCCAAGTCGATTTGCTTCTGCGCATCGGTCTTGGCCAACTCCGCGAACTCGCCCAACTCGTCCAACTGGCCAGCAAGAACCTTCTTGTCATAGTCCAGCTCCGCCTGGGTGGCGTAGTTGTCCATGACGAGGCCGCCAGTGGCTGCATTGATCGCGCTTTGCGTCTGGTCGTAGTCTCCAAAGCCAAGGCCTCGGCGCGCATTCTCGAGCGCTTGCTCGATGTACACCATGCCGGCCGCAGCCTGCGAGTTCGCCATGTCGTCCACGCTCGCACGCAGAGACTTGGCACTGCCCAAGAACAGGTCCACATAGCTGGACGCCTTTGTGAAGGCATCCTTTGCGTCCGCTGCAAACTGGTTCCAATACTCCTTTTCACGGGAGATGGCGGCTTGCAGGTTCTGCTGGGCCAGCGTCTTGGCGGCCTCATCGGCCTTGGCCTTGTCCTCGGTGTCCCAGATCTCAACCTGCAGTTTCACCAGCTCTGGATCGTTGAACTTCTCCAGCTCCTTAATCTGCTTGGCGCGCTCCAGGCGGGTTGCTTCCGCATCGTTACCCTTGGCGCGCAGCAGTTGAATCTGCAGATCACCCTTGAGCGAGGCGATGTTCTCGGCCGACGTGTAGATCATGTCGAACACATCCACGAGACCCAGCAAGCTGGCAAAGAGCTTTTGGCCCTCCTCCGTGCTCTTGTCGATCCCGTTGATGTATTCCTTGAACGCCTCGCGGCTTGCCGGCATGGTCTCAATGCCCAGCTTTTTGAGCTGGTCATTGAGCAGTCGCGTCTGGTTCTTCACCTTCTCTTGGTCGGTGTAGAACTTGTCGTAGTAGTTGCCAGTAGCTGCAGAGAACTTATCAGCGCCCCCAAAGGCATCGATGATGTCCGAGGCCATATCAGCACCGGCCAGCGACGTATCCATGAGGGTGAGCCCAAGCATGTCGAAGACGGAGTTCACGCTAAAGAGCGAGTCAGATAGGCGGGTAAGCGCCTGTACAGCCGTTTCACCTGCACGCACGTACTCGCTCATAACGAATACTTGCTCGGTGATCGTCTCTGTCACCTCGCGGCCAACCATGCCGTATTGCTGGGTGTCGCCATCGGATGGCAGCTCGACCCTATCCCACTGCATGCGGGTCACTTCTCGGGTTTGCTCCTCCCACTTGCCAAGAACCGAGCGCGCCAATTCTTCATTGGCCTGCGCCAGCGCTTGCTGCACCTTTGCCGAGGCCTCCTCTTGCGAAAGCCCCGTCAGGTTCAGCCCCTTGCCGCCGGTGTCCGGGTGGATTTCGTCCAGGCCCAGGGTCACCTTCATGGCCCGAATCGCGTCGCCGTCAAGGCCCAAGCTATCGGCCCGAGAGGCTGTGTCCTCACGCATGCCCTTGAAGGCATCCTGCAGAACCTTGATGGGTCCCTTAGAGCCTTCAATGGCTCCGTCGTACTGTGAGAGCATGTCCAAGCGGCTGTACTGCTGCTGGATTTGGCGCTCACGGTAAGCGTTTCGGGCATCGTTCGGGTTGTCGGCGATCTCCTTTTTGAGGCGCTCGATCTCGGCCTTGGACTTCTCGATCTCTTTTTCGGCCACCAGATAGCGGTACTTCGGACCGCCAAAAAGGCTGCCGCTTTCGCGCATCAATTGGTAGCCGTAGAGGTCGCCACCCAATTCGCCAGTAATGCCACTCCCGACTTGCTTTTCTTCCTTGAACATGCCGCCCAGATAGGCTGCGATCAGCGGCACAGCCATGACCCAGCCGCCAGCCGCCACCCATTCGGATGCACTGGAAGCCCAGGAGGCCTCTGGAATTGCCGCTCCACCCGCACCTTCTGCAAAGCCGGCCCCTGCTGGTGCTGCGTAACCCGCTGCAGGCGCAGCTTCGCTGCCCCACCCCGCCAAGTTGGCCAAGTAGCGCGACCCCTGTCCCACAAGACCTTGGCCGGAGTACAGGCTGTAGCCAGTCGATCCAGCACTGATGAGGTTCCCAACATTGCCGCCGGCAGAACCTTCAGATCCGCCGCCAAACAAGCTTGCAAGGAAGCCTGCACCAGCACCTATCAAACCCGTGACGTTCGCGGCGATATTCATCACGAACTTCTGCGCGAATGCCTGGTATAGGGCGTCGGACGCAGAAGTCAAGATGGTGGTCTTGAGCGACTTGCCAAAGGCCTTGAGGCCATCAGCGCCGTTGTTCACGAAGTCAGCGAAGCCTTGACGGAAGATGTCGTTGTATTTCTCGGCGTTCTGCAGCGCATACTCTTCTTGTATCTTGCCAATAGCAATCTGGGTGTCCACCTCGGACTTCTCCCAGATCAGCTTGCGCCGCGCCGCCTTCTCGCGCTCGTTGTCATCGCTGTTGTCGCTGTATTTGGTCTTTTCCACCTCAGCGATCTGCTTGGCAACCTCCAGATCGATCTTGCGAACGGCCAGAATCTTGCGGCGTGCCACTTCATCCATCCCCAAAAGAGAAATTCCCTCCTGTTGAAGGGCCAACTCTTCTTTGGCAGCGTCCAGCGACTTGCCCATGGCCTCGCTGAATTTCTTAAAGTCCAGCTTTTCCAGGCCTGCAATCACAGCCTGTTGACCCGCAATCTGTTTGTCCAACGCGGCCATGTACTCAGGATTGGCAATCAAGCCCATGTCGGCTTTCTGCTGCTGCAGCTTAGCCAACGTCATGCGCTCGATCTCTACCCGGGCCTTGCCATAGACGTTCAAAGACGCTTCAAGGCGCGCAGCTTCCTCCGCTGTCGCCTCAGCGCTTTTGTACATGCCCTTGATCAGAGCATTCTTGGCCTTCATCGACTCTTCGGAGGTCTCATTGCTTCGCAGCTGCGCGCCCAACTCGTCTGCAGTCGCCTTGGCGTTTTTAAGCTTGGCGACGGTCTTCGCATCGGTCGCCTTCTCCATCTCGGCGGAGATCTTCAGCGACTCGCGCTCCCCAGCGTTCAGGTCTTTGGCCGCGAGGCCTAGTTCCTGCAACTGCTTGCCGTACTGGCGGGCCGCTTCTAGCTGAGCTTCAAGACCAGACAGACGGGTGTCGCTCATGCTGACGCCGCCAGTCTTGCTCGGGCCTTTCTCCTTATACTGGTCGCGCAGGCTGGCCTCGACCTTGGCGAGCTGTTGCGCCAATTCGTTGCGCTTCTTGAGGTCATCCTGGGGGACGAATGACAGCTTATTGTTGTACTCCTCCCGAGCGGCAGCCAGAGCCCGAGTCAGCTTTTCCGACTTAGTCAGATGCTGGTCCAGGGTCTCCTGCCACTTGATCGATGCCTGGGTGGCTTTGGCGGACACCTCTTGCGCTGCGGCGTTCATCTGCTCAGCCGCAGCATTGTTCTCAAGCTGCCACTCTTCTGCGCGCAACGCCTCGATCCGCTCCTGCACGCGGCGCTTTGTCTCCGCAGTCACACGTCCGGTTGCAGCTCCGCCCCCAGTCTCGCCCCAGCCCTGCTGATCGATGAGCGAGTTGAGCTCCTTGCGCACAGCACCCAGTCGATCATTGATCGTATTGGGGCGACCCACATTCAGCATTGCATCCCATGCGTCAGCAGCAGCGCCCTTGATGGCGTTCCACGCACGCTCCAGGTATCCCAGGCTTTCCTTGATGGTCTTGCTTCGATCGCGCATAGCGCTGTCCAGCGCATCCATAGCCACCGCTGAGGCCTGGGCAGACTTGCCTTGATCGTTGAGGGCTTTGATCTGCTCGTACACATCAGCTGTGAGGAAATTCATCCCCTCATTGAGCTTGACTACAGCACTTAATGGATCTTTCTGCAGGTCCGCAAATTGCTTTGCCGTGTCACCCACTGCCTGGCCGGTGGCCTTTTCCCATTCGATAGCGGTCTGCGTATACTTTCGCAGCTGGTCCGCGCCAGTGACACCAGCCTGCGTGAAGGCCACCAGAGCTGCAGTCGCCTGCGCTTGAGTGCCTACCACAGCGTCAATCTGGCGCGCATATTCCGTCATTTGCGTGGTCGTCACGCCTGCTGCATTGCCCGACAGGGTGAGTGCCTTCACAAAGGCAACCTGCTCTTGGTGGCCTTGATAGTACGCAAGACCCAGGGTCGCTGCCGCAGCCGCAGCTACCGTGAAAGGATTCACAAGGCTAAGCACATAACCGCCCAGCGCCTTGGCCGCATTCCCTGCTCCGCCGAACATATCCTTCAACTGGCCACCCTGCTGCAGCAACACAGTCAGCGGCGCCTGGCCGGCCTGCAAGCTCACCACGATATCCGTGAACTGTGCGGGCACGTTGCGCAGGGCCGCACTCATGGCGGCCGCACTCATACCGACCTTACCAACTCCACTCTCTGCTTCACGCAGTTTTGCAATCATGGGCGCAGCTTGGGCTGTTAGACCCATTTGCGCTGCCTGCAACTCCAGAAGATCGGCGCGAGTCTTACCGATGGCACTCGACTGCTCACGCAAGGAGCTGAGAAATGCGTTCTCACTGGCAGCGCGCTTCTCCGCAGCTGCCATGCGGTCCAGCTCCTCGTTCCAGAAGCGTACATACTCGGCGGACTTCGCAAGCTGCTGGGCTTGGCGGTGCTTCTCAGCGAACACATTCTGCCGGCCCACCTCCGCCTCTGCGGCCTTGAAAACAGACAGCTCGCTCTCTGCGTCCCGCAGAGCCTTGATGTAGGGCTGCAGGCGCGAAGCGTCCATGCCCCGCATATCCATCTTGAGCTCAAAGCTTCCAGACAGGCTCTTAGCTGCCTGAGCAGCCTGCAGCGTCTCCTCAGTAGCTTTCCGCATCGCAGAAGCAATGCGACTCTCCGCCCGAGTGAGCTTTTCCGCCGCATTCTCAGCACCGTCGCCTATGGCCCCTACGCCCTCAGCTGCCTTCTGACCGGCTTGGTTGACCTTGTTGGCCATCTTGTCGGCGTCATTGCCGATCTGCTGGAAGGTCTGAGAGGCCTCGTTCTCAGCAGCAACAGTGAAGCCGAATTTTTGGTTTTCAGTTGACATGCTGCGCCACCAATAGAAAGGGCCGGCCAAAAGGCGAGCCCAAAATGAAAAGACGCCTCGATGGCGTCACACCTAACCGCGAGAAGCCTAGGCCTTGGCCTGCTTCTTCTCTTCGGCCTCACGCTCTTCCATCCAGATGGATAGAACCTCGGCCTCAATTACCCGGATGCCATCAAACAAGTCTTGGTGGTCTTCGGGAGCGAGTTCCATTCTGTCGAGCTGGTAGAAAAGCACGTTGTAGTCCAGTGCGTAGGCACCGACTGCGCCAGCGCGCCACTGGTTGCGAATCTGCTCCCAAAGGCTCCACACTGGCTCAGTCTCCGGCCAGAGCAGCACGATGTCTCGCGCATAGTCCGACCGTTTCATGCCGAAGGCCGCCAGTTCTGCATCGCTGGGCGGCGCCTCGTACTTCGCCCGGGCTACGCTTCGGAGTTTCCCAGGTAGCCCTCGGTGCAAGCTGCACGGTAAGCGCCCCACAGCGCGGCGCCGGCGGCTGGCTCTTCGTTGAAAAGCTGCGCCAGGTTGTCCTGGGTCAGCTCGATATCCTCCAGATTCCAGCCCTTGAGGAATTCCAGGGCCCGGGCAGCATTGGATGCCATGCCCTTTACGGCCAGGCTCTCGAAGGTGATCTTCTCGCCGTCCGTGCCGACTTCTGGCTTGGCCTCGGCGTTCTCATCCAGGAACTTGGCAAACTCCTGGCGGGTGCGGTATTTGAACTGGCAAGAGACCTTGGCCTTCTCACCGCTCATCAGCGGGATGTCAACAAATGCGGTGATGGTTTCGGGACGCTTGCCCAGTACGATTTTTGCCATGATGTGTTCGTTTCAGTGGAGAGGAAAGTGAAGCCCGTGCCCAGCCGCCCGCCCCACTGAAAGGAGCAAAGCGGCTGGGTCGGTGCAGAGGGTTGCCGCCGATTAGTAGCGGACCGGACGGCCTTGCAGGGAGAAGGTTGCAGTCACCTGCATCACCTGGCCCTTGGTGAGAGTTGGGCTCTCGTTGAACGACACGTAGCCGTTGTAAAGCAGCACCGAGCCATCAGGCAGGGTCACCTTCAGGGCGCGGATGTCGCGGCGCTCGCCGGCCACCTTCAGGGCTTGGTAGCCAGCCAGCGTCGGATCGTCACCGATGCCGAGGGTGATGGACTGGGCGCTGGTCACCGTGGGCAACTGGCGCTCATAGTCATCTTCCAGGAAAGAGCCGGTCCAGAATTGCTGGTCGCCGCCCGAGGTCTGGTAATCCAGGATCTGGGAGATCTGCGTCCAGGCTGTGATCTCGCGCAGCGTGCTGCCGGTGGGGCTGGCTGGGAAGCGGTTCAGGTCAGTGGTGTCGGTGCCCGCAATCTCCAGAGTATTGGCAGCCACGTTTGCAGCTTTCCAGATACGCTCACTGATCTTCTGCCAAGGCGTCTTGAGCTCGAAGAAGGAGTTGTTGGGCACCGCATGCGCCGTAGAGGTCAACACTGCCGGACTGGCGTTAGAGATGGTGGTTACGGCTTTGACCGCGCCGTAGCCGGTTGCGATTGCGACGGTTGCGCCGTCAGGGAGACGAATAGCCATAATTGGGCCTTTCAAGAACGAAAAAACCCGCTCGGCCATTGCTTTGCGGGTGGGATCAGCCCATGACGGGCACAAAAAAACCGGCCTAAGCCGGTGTCTGGGTGGGTCGCTATCGCGTCCCGGTTATCGAGTAAGACTGCAGGTAGCCTGGTACGTCGTCAGCGTCATCGAGTGCAGTGATGGGCTCGGATAGCGGGCTCGCAGCGAACTTATCCTTGGCCGCCAGCAGTGCCGCTTGGGCAGCCTGCAGGAGCCGAAGCGCATCCAGGCCAGTGCCGTCATACGCATTGACCTGGATCTGCGCATTTCGCTTATCTCCCTGGCTGTTGTCCAAGAAGATGATCGGATCGCCGCCGAGGTGCTGCCAGGTGATGTAGCGGCCTTTGGTGCCCGATGGCGCAACGCGCATGAACACCTGGGGGCAAACCGTCTTCAAGACGGCCTGCAGATCAATTTCAAGCACTTTTCACCCCTTCTTGATGCGTGCGATAAGCGTGTCTTGTGCAGCAGCCAGAGCAGCCGGCATGGCGCTCGATGCGCTGCGCATAAACGCGGTCGCAGGATGCTGTTTAGGGCCGCCTGGCCGCAGAACGTAATAGGCATCCTTCTCTGCAAGCGATGCCCGGCGTTTGGGTTTGGGCGTGCCAACCTTCTCAGGGCGAACCAGCGTCACCCACTGCCCTCGCTTGTTGGTGATGGCTACATAACGCTGCGTCCAGCCGTACTCAAGCAGATGGGCATGCGGCGCCTTCTTGTGATTCCAGCTGATGTGATATTCGGCGCGCTGGCCAGTCTTGGACTTCTCCGGGCTGAAGGCCTGGTAGATAGACCGGTCCAGATTGCCAGTCACCTTGCCGATGCCCTGCACGTTGAGCTTCACACGGTCATACACCACCTGTGCCGCCGCTTGCGCTGCTGGCCGAATGGCTTCCTTCACCCCATCATCGAGCTGCTGCAGATATTGCTTTAGCCCGGAGGTGTCCAAATCCATGGAGAAGGTGTTGCGCCCGCCAAGTTTGCGCTGACCGTTGCGGCTGAGCGTTGTATCGCTACGGCGCACCATGTCACACCACCAGTTTGCAGGACAGATCAGTGAACTTGCGATCCAGACCTGGCAACACCGCTTCAATGTCGTAGTTCTGGCCCAGGTGGACCATACGCATTCCAGCGTTGACATCGGTTCGCCAGCGGATGCGCGCCGAGGCTTTGACCACCGAGGTGTCAGCGCCTGAGCGAATGGACTCAACGCCTGTAGGGTGCCGCACATAAGCCCAGAGGGTGGCAAATTCCTCCCATGCCTCAGGCAAGGGCTCACCCACCTCGTTAGCACCGCCAGTTCGGCGCTGGATCGTAACGCGGTCGCGTAGTTGGCCAATGGTGGTCATGCGCCTCCCGCATAGTTGATGTAGGGAGTCACCAGCCAGATGGCGGCTTGCGGCATCTCTACCGATTCGCCGCCCCGGTTGACGTACAGGTGCCCCAAGATGAGCAGGACGGCTGAATTGATAGCCTCGTTGGCCTGCACATCCAGCGAATCCGGCTCCGGCTCCTCGGCCACCACCTTGCGGAAAATCTTGCCCTCGATGGCCAGATAAGCCGCCAGGATCCAGCTGTTGATCAGCACATCCTCTTCAGGGCCATCTACCCGCAGATGCAGCTTTGCCTGCTCAAGGGTGATTTTCGCCATCGGTTACTCCGGAGCGGGTTCAGGTTCGAACTGCAGCACCTCGGCATTGATCGAACGCGCATAGGCCACCGCATCGGGGTGAGCGTCCACACTGCCGGCGTGTGCCTCGGCCAGGTCCACGGGCATACCTTCGATCACCACACCAGGCTGATAGCGCACATCTGCAATGGTCACTGCGGCCAGCACGCGAACAGCGCAGCGCTCCACGTTGGTGGGCGGGGCCTCTGCCGGTGGGTTGGCGCCAGCAGGTGGGGCCCCGGCCGTAGCCAGGGCCTGCAGTTCAGTGGATGCGCCTTGATCGCCTGTCGATGCGCCAGCATCTGGCGCGTCGGTGGTGGGCTTGGGTTGGGCTTTTGCCATGTCTATTCCTCCAGGTGAGGCCCCGGCCGCAGCCAGGGCCTGGGTTCATCAGGTGGCCGAGTTCTGGTACACCTTCACAGCGCCGCCAACATCGATCAGGTTGCCGCCAGAGCGCATGAAGGCGACGAAGCCCACCTGGCCGAGCAGCGTGAAAGCCGAATCGGTCATGCGGAACACGGTCAGGTCCATCACATCGCGCACGAAGTACTTGCTCAGGTCGCCAAACGCGATCGACTTGGCATTGGCAGCCATCGGCGCCATGTGCTGGTTGATCGAGAAGGTGCGGCCCATGATGCGATCAGGAGCGCCACCAGGGTTGCCAGTCTCGTAGCCAGGGACAAAGATCGGGCGGCCGTTACCGTCTTTGATCTTGCGCAGGACCTTGAGCGAGTCGTCATGGAACATGTACTGCGCCAGCGCGCGGTAAGCGGGGTCCACGCTGTGCTCAAGCTCCACCAGATCGTCATAGGTGATACTGACCGTGCCGCCAGTTGCAGCGGTTTTACCCACTGCAGCAGCGGTGATGAGGCCGCGCGGCTGGTTCACGCCGGTGCCAACCGTGTAGTGGCGGTTGGTGATGCGGCCGATGCGCAGCGACAGCAGCTTTTGCACGTAGGCTTCCAGGTTGAACATGGAGTCCTGCAGCAACTCAAAGGGCAGTGCGATCTTCTTGGACGAGTACTTGAACACGTCCATGGTGGCGTTGCCGAAGGTGGTTTCGCCATTGCTCACCGCCTGGTTCTGACCAACGATCTCGCCCTCTTCCGCCGTAGCATCAGCAGTGGGAAAGTTCATAGAAGCGCCGGTGGCGGTCTGGAAGACGTGCGCGACGGGGCGCACGCCGCCGATCTCCTTCATGGCCTCGATCAGCTGGCGGTTGTACTCGGTTGCCACCGTGTAGCCGCCTTCGGTGCCAGTTGTGGTGGACATTGCCGCGCGGATGTCAGGATTCTGGCGCGCAGCCATGGCTTGGCGCTGCTCAGGCGACAGCGCCGACAGGCCGCCGGACAGCATGGCACGCAGGGCCATGGACTCGTCAGAACGGCCGCCGGTCACGGTGGCGGCGTTCATTGCGGCCTCATGCTCGGCGCGCTCGTCGCCAGCGACCTGGTTCACGCGGTTCTCGCGGATGATCTCGGCATCGATGGCCTCGATCTCGTTGAGCACGGTATCCAGTGCATTGGCATCTTCTGCCGTCATGCGCTGGTCGGCGTTGTACTTGCCATTCAGGGTCTGCGCATCTTTAGCCTTGGCATCGCGGCGCGCACGGAGTTGAGCGAGTTTGCTCATGGATATACCTCATTTCAAGTAATAAAAAAGCCGCCTGGTGGGCGGCTGGGCTCTGGTGCGCGATGCGCTCAGATTCGGGTCATGAGGCGCAAGCGCTGCTGCTGCCGCGCGCGGTGGTCCTCGGTGATGTATTGGGTCGTGCTCTCGGGTGGCTGCACAGCCTTGGGCTCGGGCGCCTGCTCGTTCTCTTGCGGAGCGGGCTCAGGATCTTTGGGCGCATTTGCATATGCGGACAAGTTCCAGCCGCGCAGCGCTTTGCCGCTGGCTTTGGCGTCCACGCCCAGCACGCGATCCACGAAACCGGCGCTCACTGCCTCGGCAGCCGTGAACCACGTTTCAGCCTTGCACCAGGCCTCGATCTGGTCACGCTTTTGCCCAGTGCGCTGCTCGTATGCGTCGTACATGGTGCCGTCACACTTGCGCAGCAGCTCGGCCACCTGATCGAAGTCATCAGCATTGCCCATTGCCACGGTCCAGGTCTGGTGGATCATGTACTTGGAGGCCTGAGTGGCAACCACCTCGTCACACGCGCAGGCGATGGCAGTGGCGGCGCTGGCCGCGTAGCCCTCGATCTGCATGGTGATCTTGGCTTTGTGCTCACGCAGCGCCTGGCACATGGCCTCGGCCGCGAAAACGTCACCGCCTGGGCAGTTGGTGTAAATGGTGATCTCGTCAGCGTCCAGCGAGCGCAGCGCCGGCACAAAGTCCTGCGGGCAGATGCCACCCCACCACTCGGCCGTCAGCCGGTCGCCCACAATCGGGTCGTACAGGTAGAGGGCTGCTTGCGAGCCCTTGGCCACAATGCGCTGCTCGATAGGCGTGTATTGGCGCTTGTTGTCCTGCAAGAACTGCAGCAGCTTATTTCGATTCATCGTTGTTCCCCTTCCCGTCGTCTTTGCCTGGGTTGCGCTGCAGGTTGGCATTGGCCGGCATGTTCTCTTTGCGCCGAACCTCGTCGGCACTCATAAATGGCTGCTCGCCAGCTCGGCCCATCGCAACACGGTAGGCGTCGTAGCGGGTTTTGAGATCCGCACGCTCCAGAGCTTCGATCACATGCTCCAGAAACAGCGCTTCCCGCACTGGCCAGAGCTTGCGGTTCAGCTCCTGCTTGATAGGCGTCAGGTGTCGCTGCAGCGTGTACCGCACAAACGCGATACCTTGCTGCTCGATACCGGTGCCGAAGCTTGTTTGCTTGTCGGTGTGGCCGATCATGTGGGGCGGCACGCCCAGGATGCGGCTGATTTCCTCCACGCTAAAAAGCCGCGTGGCCAGGATCTCCGCGTCCTTGCTGTTGATCGACAACTGCGCCGGCTCCAGGCCGCCCGACAGGATCAGTGGGCCCCGGCCGCCGTTTTGCGCTCGCGCCAGCAGCGAAGCTTTGAGCTCCAGCAGCTGCTTGTCATTGAGGCGGCTTGGCGTCTTCAAGGCGTAGTCAATATTGGCGCCACCCGCAAAGAATCGGCTGCTGTAATCCTGCGCAGCGATTGCCGCGCCGATGGCTTCGCGCCCGGCGAAGGTGATCGGGCTGGGACTGCGCAGACCGTCAAACCCCAAGCTCGGGATGTGAACCATGTCCGCGCTATCCAGCGTGTACTGCGGCCCGCCATCCGATGGCGTGATGCGATATAGCACCCTGTCGCCACTGCGGAACGGGTCCACGTTCAGCGGGTGGTGCGGCTTGAGTGCAATCACCTTGGAGCTGCGCACGCTGGAACGCACCAGCTCGGCAAAACCATCCCCCTCAAAGAGCTTGGAGCTCATGAGGTATTCCCAGAACGTGAAAGCTGTCCACTGGCCGCCGGCGCTCTCATTGAGCATGTACCAGTAGTCGTGATCCACCTTATCCCGTGACTTACGGTCATGGATGCTGATCGGCAGCGATGCAATGGCGCCAGCCACCAGCGCGACAGCGGCATAAACCACCGACACGCGAATAGCCGACTCCCGCGTGACGTGCGCGCCCGATGCGGATCGGTGCGCAGCGCCAAGCAGGTTGGCCAGCTCGCTCATCGACACAGATCCAGGAGGCATTTCGCCCGCAGCCAGGATGCCTGCTCGATCAAATCCGCCTTCGCGGGCCGCCAGCCAGTCACCCAGCACCCGGCTGCCGTGACTGTTGGCAGTCAGATTAAAGGTTTGCGTCATGGCTAATCCAATGTTTGAATGGCCGGGCCCGATTTGGACTCCGGATTGAGCGCCATGAGGTACACAGCATCGAAAAGGGCCATCAGCAAGTCGATCTTGCCGACGCCGCTGGCGGCCTTGGTGATCGTCACCGCGTTGCCCTGCAGCACCGTCTTGGCGTTACCCACGCACCAGGCCAGCAAGGCGATGCCTCCATGCACCAGCTTCTTGGCAGCCACATGGCGCTCGGCAGTTTTGATCGCTCCATTGAGCTGGTAACCCTGCGGGATGGCCACTACTTGGGCGGCTTCCACCGGGCCAGGTTCATCGTCAGTCCCCACCAGGGCGTCATAGATAGCCCCCAGGCCCAGGCGGTCAACGCCCACCTTGTCCAGCAGGCCGGAATCCACGATTTGCTCCACAAGGGCGACAACCTCTTGAACGTCCTGGCCAACCCTGGCCACCAGCACTAGATCGCCGGCCTTGATGAAGTCCTGATAGCGTGCCGCCTCCGATTTGCGGCGCTCCAAGGCAATGGGATGAATCCACCCCCTGCCCCAAGCGAGCCATCGGCCCGTGTCAATCTCGCGGCCGATTACCGAAAAGCCCAGCAAGTCATCCAGGCCGCCGCCGTCAATGCCAACGGTCACAACCTCGCTGCGCGCCAGCAATTCCTCCAGGGAGAAAACCGGGATCGCGGCGGCCAGCCAGAAGTCAGCGCCGCTCCATCGGTCAGAACGCAGATTGAGGCCGACCTCCACATTGCCGTACTTGGCAAGAAAGCCCTTCAGCGAGGCCTCGCCCTCTTCCGCAGCCTTGCGGTATTCCCGCTCATGAAATTCGCTGTCCACGGAGTAACCCAGGTTCGGGTTGACCAGGGCCAGGTTTTCCAGCTTCTGGCTCTCGCCAGACTCGACCATCTCCGGAGGGTGCTCAAACAAGATGGGCACAAACTGCGGGTCGATGATCTCGCCGTCGCGCACCTTGCGGGCGTACTCCAGCTTTTCCTTGAACACGCCCGCGGGCGGCTCGTCGCTCTGGGTCGTGATGTAGATCACGAAACCCTCGGGCCGGGATGCCAGGCCACCAGTCGCCTCCCGCAGCATGTCCTTCGCCTTGGGCACCTTGCCGAATAGCCAAAGCTCCTCAACCAGCACCCCCACAGACTTCTTGCCGGCGGCGCTGCTGGTGTCTGCAGCAATGACCTTCAGCTTGGCATTCATGCTCCGGTGGGTCAGGATGCGCTGCGAGTCCTGCACATGGATGAGGTCTGACAGCTCGCTGTAGGGTTCGCCGTCTTCGTCTTCTTCCTGGAACTGGACCATATCCTTGGCCGGGACAAAGCTGTTGTCCGCCACTTCTTTGGTTGGCGCCAACACCGTGAACTCAGCTGACCTGCGCCAGTTGCGGATCAAGGTCGTGAGCATGATGGAAGCTGCCAGGCCGGATTTGAAGTTCTTCTTCGGCAGCATGACGAACCACTCTTTGATCAGCCGGCGCCCGGTCGATGCGTCATAGGCACCAAAAACCGACCCTGCAAGATCAAAGAGCCATTGGCCGCAGGCATCCTCCATGCGGGGGCTGCCTGGCGCGTCCACAATGCGCAGATCTCGCATCACCGCCAGATTCGCCTCGGCCTCCTCTGGAAACAAGGGCGCAGGGATTATTGAGCGGCCGTCTTTAAGCCGCTCCGCCCAGTCCGGGCAAGCTGTGGTCCATTCAGGCATGCGAACCCCTCAATCAATGCGTTGTGGGCGGCGCAGACGCTGATGCGTACTTTCCAGTAGATGCCCGTTTGGCAGCAGATGCCTTTTCGGCCCGCTTCCCACCGTTTTCCGCCCTGCGAGTCTCTGCAGACAGCAGGGCCTTAGCGGCATCAACCCGAAGTTTGGCTTCGGTGCCGCTGTCGTTCATTACCGCCTTCAAGAACTTGGACGGGTCGTCGTAGTTCACGCTTAGGTTCAGGTAAGCAGGCTCTTTGGGTGGACGGCCGGCGCCCGGACGAGCACCGCCGCTTCGTCCTTTGGCTCCAGACATAGCTACTCCATTTGATTTATTTGATTACGGGACAAGTTTCTTGCGCGTGCGGAACAGGGCGGTTTCCTTCGGGAGGCTCCTAGCCTTTGGTGCCGTACCCCCATGCCGGGCATGCCCCTGCGGCTTGCCAGGAGGCCTCAAGCAGCGCTCTCACGCTGCGGGGATGGGTCAGGCACTGCGGGGGCAGCTGCTCGCCTGGAGAAGTCCCCCAGCAGATCGTGCAGTCCCAGCAGCACATTCACCGCCTTGCTGTACCAGTGGTCCCGGTCTTCCTTCGCTTGCGCCTTGTCGCGGGATGCCTCCCACTTGCGCTTGGCATATTCCATCCGGCACTCAATGTGGACCTGCACCCAGTCCGGCAGCCCGTCCTTGATCGCTCGCTTGAGTCGTGCCTTCAGTTCCCGGGAGGTGGTGGTGTAGTTCATCTCATAGCCCTCTTGCTCTCTCCGCAGCTTCCCGCCTCGTCTTGGCCGCGTGGTGCGGGATGCACCGGGTCGCATAGTTGCTCTCATCGTCTGCCCCACCCTGCCAGAGAGGAATGACGTGATCCACCTCCTGGCCAGCGGTCACCTTGCCCTCGGCCTGGCAGTCGCAGCACAGCGGATTGGCCTGCAGCCACCTATCCCGCTTTGTCATCCACCTGCGGCCACGGGTGCGGGGGGTTGCAGCGATGCGCGGGGCCCGGGCGATGTGGCGTGTCTCCGCCATCTGGATCCGACTTGGCAACGTGTTGATTCTTGCCATAGGCTCTCCAGAAACTGAAAAACCGCCCGAAGGCGGCTAGTTTTGACGAAGCTTGATGCTAGAGCTTTTGGGTTGAACGCGTCTTAATATCAGCCAATCGATCCACTGCAGCCGTTATAGACAATTGCATCGCGCTCAGCCCCCTATTTTCTTCAACGAACTGCTCATTGGTTCGCAATTCAGGCTCCTTGATCTTTACCATATCAAGAATAGATTCGGCTGATTCAATAATCCTTTGGTTTGATTTGATATCCGCCACAAGGTTCTTGATCTTCGGGTGTTCTACGTTGACTCCATTGCTTAGACGCTCAGCAATCGTATCCTCTATATCTCGAGAAACCGCCGCCAAGAGAGCTTTCTTCATTCTAATATCGGTCACCAGTAAGGAGTAGCGATCACGCGAAGCAGACAACGCGTCGCTTTGCGCGCGTTCCTCTGACATGCGGGCAATTGAAAGAGCGGACCGCGAAGTCTTCCATGCCAGGAAAGCTGCAACTGCACTCGCCACGCCACCTAAAGCAGCCGCCCAAGCAGGCCAATCAACATCTCCAGTCATCTCTGTCTCCGTTAAAACCTCTAAATGTAACGCCTAAATTTGCGTCCTAATTCCTCCTGCCAATTGCAGGACTTCAGTCCTTGATTGCGTCCCTCTCATAGGGTCGCGTGCGCGGAGAGCCTGCCCTGCGTAAAAGAAGCCCTCTTGGCTTACGATGGGAGTTCTCGCACAACCATCACCAAGAGGGTGTTCATGAAATTAGATCGGTCTCTCCAAAACGAACTACTGGAGAAGCTATGCGCCATCTATCCTGACGCCTACGACGGCCCAGACCTATTCAAGGATATGGCGCATGTCGCCTCAGAATTGTTGTTCGCCAATCTTATTTACCTGGGGCAACACGGATTGGTTGACTTAGCTCATGACAGGTACTACGGCGGAGAGCGATACATCCTTACGGCATCTGCCACCAATCGCGGTATGGATTTCATGGCAGACGATGGAGGGTTGTCAGCCATTCTGGGAGTTGTAACCATCAAGCTCCATGACGACACGGTCAAGGCGCTCATCGAAACAAGGATCATCGAATCTGATCTTGCTGAGCCTGAAAAGAAGCGATTCCTCGATCAGCTTCGAGAGCTGCCTGGCGAGACCACAAAACACCTCGTATTAAAACTTCTTGACCTCGGGCTAGAGAATAGTCCTCAAGCCATCGCGACGATTGGAAGGTTTCTGGGCGGCGGCTAGCAACCCGCTTGAACTCAATTGCTCCCAACCCGGCGAGAGTGACGAAAAAAATCTCAAGGCTCGTCGGCGCAGCAAACTCCAGAATTAAACCGTTGGTGCAGTGAAACACCGCCGACGTAGGCCTAAGCTCTTTCATACGCTTGCTCCAAAATTAGCGAGGCCAGCGCAATGGCTGGCCCCTGGCGGGTGCGCAAATTCTTATCGAATGCGTTCAATGTTGATATGGCGTATCGATATCCGCTGCTCATCGAGCTCATAAGCTGTCCCAACTGAAGCAACGTTAACTCGCTCAAGCAAGGCGCGACCTACTTCAACCTCTCGCCCTTCACACAAAGGCTCTAGGCTCAGGCCAACCTCTCCCCCGACCGATAGATTGGCTCCCAAAACGACCTCTGTCAATTTGCCTAGCTCAAGCTCAAGTTCTCTGTTCATATGGTCTCCAAAATTTGAAGCATATGCGACGACTGCCAAAAAGAAAAGCCAGCACTTGGCTGGCCTTGGTATTCGTACCCCATCAGACAACCCTCATGGGCTGGGGTTGCTACAGCTGGAATTGATGGCAAACTGACCCTCTTTTCAAAAGGAGAGAACATGGCAGATGGAATTTCTACTGTCGCAGCAGCAGCGTTGGCAGGGTTGGTATCGTTGCTTGTGGTTGTTATCACCAAAGAGCAAAAAGTCTCTGAGTTCAGGCAGCAATGGATTGATGCTTTGCGCGCTGACGTTTCCGCCCTACTTGCAGCTTATTCAGTCACACATCAGATGGTTGATGCCTGGATGAAGGACAAGAGATCTGAGTATGACTTATGGGAAAAGCACAAAGATCTTGTCATCCAAGCTGACACACTTATGAGCCAAATAAAGCTGCGCCTCAACCCTAACGAGCACCTTCACCAAACGCTCGAAATGCATCTCGTTGAACTAGACAAGCAGTTTGTCGAGGTCGAAAGGTCTGACACCTTGGATAAACAAATCCTTGAAACCACTAGGAAAATACTGAAGGAAGAGTGGAACCGAGTTCGGCGTGGTGAAGCTACTCACAGATGGGCCTTACGCATAGCCACGGCAATTTTTGCCATCTCCGCCGCAACATTGGCATTTTTAGCTTACGAGACACTTGCGGAAAATACTAAGCAAGAAGCGATAGCACAGCCACAGACAAATCAGATAAAACCCGCATCTACAGCGACTCAGAGCAGAAATGCCGGAACTATAAATTGATTCCTTGCAACACATCGCTAAATGCAATTGTTATAACCGTGTCTCCAACCAACCAGTGCCCACTCTAACAACCAAAAGCCCCGCACTTGGCGAGGCTAGGTGTGTAAGGTATGGGTTAAAACGCGGCGTCTATGCCTTAGGAAAGAATCCACGATAGATCCACCGCACAACGTACTTAAAAATAAGTGGGGCAATAGTGCACGAGGCTAGAAGAAATAGGATGATCGGCCAGTCCAGATCGCCCGGATACTGGGACTTCCAAATCTTCTCCCCTATTGCAACCAACATAAAAAGGAGCCCAACTGCCCAAGCCACATGGTAAAGGCGCCACACCCCAAGCTCAAAGTTTTCTCTTGTCATGCGGCAAATGTAACACCTTGTCGCAGACCGGTGCCGCGTAAATGGATGATCAGGCAGAAACGAAAAGCGCCCCTGATGGAGCGCTCAATCACTGAGCTTTACAGACACCGCCGCCTCCGTCCAGGGATGCCGCGATTCTTGTGCGTCTGCGCTCAATCGATGGGTAGGACGATACCATATCCAGAGTGGGTAAACAAGCCCCCGCGAACTATTTTTGAAGCTACTTGCACGATGGCTTCATTTCTGGATGCACAGACCTCGGACTGAAACCGATCTGCCGACCGTTGCGCAATGCACCAAAAGCGCACGCCATCACGCTGGTAGTGCATCACGGTCCAACCCCGAGCTGACAACCTGCGCACCACATGATTGGCGTTGATGGGGTTGTGCGCTGGCCGGATCTGGTTGCGGCGCCACTCGTTGCTGACTTCCTCCCGGCTGGGCCTACCCTTCAGAGAGATCATCTTTTGGCAAATCGGGCACACGCTGTAGAGCAGCGACTCATCCCGGCAAATCTTGAAGCCGGGGTGCATGCACTGCTCGAGGATGTGCTCATTCACCAGCATCTCTTCAATGGATGGGTAAGGCCCTTGCATTTCACACCCCCTTGGTCAGCAGCATGTTGCGGCTGTCGGTGAGCAGTCGGCCCAGCTCCACCAGACTGGTCCCGATGACCTGGCACGCCTTCTTCGGTGTCATCCAGGGCTTCACATAAACCCAGTTCAGAACGCCGCGATGCTGCAGAGGCAGATGGATCACAGCAGCATGAATCTTGGCGGCGTCCAGGTGGTCAATCCGCTCGCCAGTCTCGATGCGCGCCTGTGCGCTGTCCTTAGGCTCTGGGGGCACCATGCGGAACATCGGCGAGACCTGCCGGGCCACCGACCCATGGCACCAGCGCCCCCAGTTGACCAGGCGAGCATCGATTTGCCGGTGTTCCGCTGGCACCGCGTTGAAGTCCACATAGCCCCGGGCGCTGCGGCGCGCTGGGGTGGATAGTGCTGCTGTCTCTGCAAAGTTCATTCGGGCTCCGTTTCGGTTATTGGGGATGGGTAGCGCCAGCTGGTCGCTGGCTCAGGGCGTTCATGGCAAGGGTTGACGCCGTACGGCATTCGTCTTCAGACCCCAGGTGTATGGGCACCCAGTCAGAACAGGCGTTCTCGACGTAGGCCCGGCGGTTGCACTTGAGCATGGCCTCCACCGGCTCTACATGCAGCGCTGACTGGGTCTGGCTCCACAGGAGCACATGTGTTGCCTCTGCTGGCTTAGTAGTCATCGGGATACCTCTTGTGCGCCCGTGGGGCAGTGGTGGCGGTGTTGGTGTTGCTGTTGAGGGATTCGGTGGATTCAGACCAGCGCTGGTACTTGCCGTCGAAGTTCAGAGCCATGTCGCTCTGCCCCAGGTCCCGGCCCTTAATGGCGCCCAGGCCCTTGATGGATGACTCATCGATGTCGCCCTTCTTGTGGTCCCACAGCACCAGCACAATGTCGGCGTCCTCCTCGATGGCACCGCACTCCTTCAGATCGGACAGCTGGGGTTTAGGGTTGGAGCGCTTTTCCACCTCCCGATTGAGCTGGGACAGCAGCGCGATGGTGATGCCCAGCTGGCCTGCCAGGCGCTTGAGGTTGCGGGTGATCTCTTCCAGCTGCACGCGGCGGTCTTTGCGCTCATCAGTGGCGGCCATCAGCTGCAGGTAGTCGATGACCACCAGCTTGACCTTGTGCTTGCGCACCAGCTTTCGGATCTTGGCGGAGATCTCTGCCAGGTTGACGCCTGGGCAGAACTCGAAATACAGCGGAAGATCTCGCATGCGCTCCATGGCGTCAGGCACTCGGCCATAGTCATCGGGGCTGAGCTTGCCCGTCTTGAGCAGGCGCAGCGGCACCCGGCCGAGGTTGGCCACCGTGCGGCGCATCAGCTCCTTCTCGCTCATCTCCATGCCCAAGAATGCGGAGGGATAGCCCCGCTCGGCCTGGTTGAGCGCCAGCTGCTGGGCAAAGGATGACTTACCCACGCTTGGCCGCGCAGCGATGACGATCAGCTGCCCGTCATAGGTGCCGCCGGCGAGGATGTAGTCCAACTTTGTAATGCCAGTCTCGCGCCCCAGCACGGCCTTGCCGTCTGCCAGGTCCTCCAGCTCGTCAAGGAACGGGATAGCCAACTCACCCACCGACTTGGCCTCAGAGGTCATGCGCTCATCAGCAATGGCATCAAACAGCGTCACGGCCTGGCCGGAGATCTCCTCAGCTGAGAGCGATTTATCCTTGAGCAGCTCACCCACCTTTGCCGAGGCCTCTGCCACGCGGCGCAGCCGGTGCAGGTTCGCCACAATGCGGGCGTGGTGGGTGACCATCCGCACCGAAGCAAAGGAGCTTGTCAGGTTGTTGAGGTAGCTGGGCAGGCCAGCGGCGTAGGCGTCATCAACCTTGCCCTGCAGGTCCTGCAGCACCACTACCGGGTCCACATCACGGCCTGCCAGAACCAGTCCTTCCACAGCGGTCCAAATGCTTTTGTGCAGTGGATGAGCAAAGCTGCTGGCCGACACATGCCCGGCTGCCATGTCAAAGGCCTCAGCGCCACCACTCAGCAGCGCCCCCAAGACGCTCTGCTCAGGGACCAGCGACGGATCTGCCCACACCGCCACAGCGGGAGCGGGAAATTGCGAGTCAAAATCCTGCATATCGAAGCCACTTCTTGCGTTCATCGGTTCTCCTTGCGGTGGCTTTCCCATGCGCAGATGTGCATCTCTGCGCCATCGCGCAGGCGGTCGAACGCCCGGGGGCCCAAGACTGGCTTCACATCCTTGGCGTGCAGGTTGGACAGGACCACGGTCGGCCGGCCCAGCTTGTATCGGCGGTCGATGACATCAAGGATTTGCGTGCGCTCAGCCTCTTTGTCGAAGCCCACGCCCACCTCATCGAGCACCAGCAGGCCAATCTCGCCCAGGCGGTCAATCACCTCGCTCTCGGTTTCGGCGTCTTCGTCACGATTGCGCCCCCAGGTAGCGCGCAGCAACCGCACAATCTCCCGGGCGCTGTAGATCGCCGCAGGCACGCCGCGCTCACGGATGAGGTGACTCACGATTGCGCTGCCAAGGTGCGTCTTTCCGGTGCCAGGTGGCCCGATAAGCCACAGATTGCGGCCGCCATCCAGCTCCACGGATTCGGCAAAGGCCTTGCACGCAGAAAGCACAGCGGCCTGCGCGGGGGTCCTTGCCTCGTAGCTTTCGAACGATGCGCGCAGCATGCGCCCTTCCATGCCGCTGCTGTCGAGCAGTTGCGCCCGCACCTGGCCAGCCTCTGCAGCTTTTTCCCGCTGACGGTCTTGCGCCTCTTGCGCCTGAATCTCCGCCTCGACGCATCCCCAGCAGCGAGTCCAGCGGCCTGTTTCCGCATTCACGCGGGAGCTGTAGCCCCCATGAATGGGGCAGTTTTCTTTTCGTGTATCGGTCATGCCCAGCTCTCCGCACCTTCGTAGTAGTTCTTATCGAATTCCTGCTGCTGGGCACCAGCTGTCGGCCCGCCTCCAGAACGCTTGCCAACAGCCCGCATACAGGCAGCCTTCATGTACTGCGCCGGGTCTGCCGGCCTGGCCACCACAGCAGCTCTTACTGCCTCGACCACCACCCCCTCCCCGTAGTCCTTCACGAGCTTGCCGACAAAGCTCCCGCACTGCGCCATCGGCATGCCGGCCTGCATCAACAGGGACTTCCCTGCCTTCCAAAGCTCATCCTTCGGCAGCTCAGTTGGCAGGCCGGCGGCATCGCCGCCCGTAGCGTTAGCTACGGTGTTATTTCTCTCTTCTCTTCTCTTCTCTTTCTCTAGCTCCGCAACTTGGCGGTTTTCGTCCGGGCCTTGTCCAGCGTCTGTCCTTGTGTTGTCCGCATCAGATGCGGACGGCTTGCGCGAATTAGCTTTTCGTTGGGCATCGGTGGCACGACGCTTTGCGGATGCACCGTTGTGCTCGGTGAAGTTTTCCAAGCAAACTCCCTCGGGCCTTTCCGCAAGCCATCCGATTTCGCACAGGGCTTTCCCAAGACCAGGTACGCCCGTTTTGCGGTCAATCTGCCGCAGAGTCAGGCCAGGCATCAGGCCGTCTTCTGTATGTTGATCGGCAGTAGCCCACAGCCAGTAGAGCCCGCCGATGACGGCCGCCTCAGTGGTCTCGGTGGCGTCCACCAAAGCGGCCACCCGTGGGTCATCCCACAGATTGCCGCGCATCTTGATCCAGTCACCCGCCATACTCAGCCCTCCCTATCCAGCGCCTGGCGCTTGGCAGCACGGATTGCGCGAATCAGCGCGTCCACGTTGGTGACTGCGACGAAAACATTGCTGGAGGCGCTCTGGAGGTCAGAGGGCTCTTGGGTGATGACGATATGGCCGCCCTGGCCATAAGTGACTTGAATCTCGTCTTGTTGCTGTACTGCTATTGGCATGTGTCCACCACAAAAATGAAGGAACACCACAGATAGAAGGCCAGCGGCCGGCAGGTGGTGGATCTGCTGTGCGGGAGCTACCCTGGCCGCTGGCATAACCTTTAAGCCGCGGCCTCAGCGCGCGCAGCGCTCTTGCCTTGCTTGCTCTTCGCCTTGCCCTGCTTGTTCTTGGCCTCGACGGTTTGGACCAGCTGCTGAATGGCAGCCAAGGCCTCAGCGGCTTCCTTTTGGATGCGCGCCAGGTCGTTGTCCGAGATCACGCCATCTGCATCGCCCTCCAGAGCGGCGCTCATCACATGAGACAGCTCTTGCGCTACGCTGGAGATCGAGCGATGCACGCACGGGCCGCCTTCCATCTCCACCACAGGCAGGCGCACAAAGCCGCCGCCATCAGCCGCAATCGCGTTCACGAAGTCATGGCAGTGAGGCGTGTTGGCTTCGATGCAGATCTCGGAGATCAGCGTGGCGGTGCTTAGGCCCAGCTTGAACTTGGGATCACCCGACAGTTCTTTGCGCAGCACCTCGGCGGTCTTGCCAAGGCGCGGCGCCAGGCTGTCGTAGCCGCCTGGGTAACTTTTGGCCATCTGGCGCAGTGCATCTTGGGGGGTCATATCCGTTACCTTTGTTTCTGGATGTTGTTCAACTAGCGCAGCTTTCAGATACTGGCTGCATGAAAACGCAAAACACCTCCGCCACCGCCCGCCGCCCACAACTGCTGGGCAAGCAGATCCACAACAGCATGCGAACCAGCGTGACCACCAACGTCGATGCAGACGGGCGCACTACTCGCACACTCCAAACCTCATGCTTAGAGGTAAATTGGATAAGCGGCGAGGCAGTCATTCGGTTCACTGGTAGCCGGGTGGAAATGGCGAAGGCCGGGGCCTAAGCTGTGGCCGGCTCGGTGAGGTCTGGCCAAATGCGCCAAAAGTCCGCCGGGCGTAGGTCCTGCCGTGTCACTTGACCCCCAGTAGCCCGTTCGATGGCGGCGCAGTACCCTGGCCCAGGCTTACGCCCCGCATAGCCGTGCTGCCATTGCCGGATCTGGACATCGCTCTTCGCGCCAATCTGCATGCGCAGTTGAGCGACAGAGAGAGAATTGGGGAGATCGAAATATTCGGATAGGGTCATAAGCAACCCAGTCTATAGCATTTGCTACTTGTTGTCGAGTAGCCATTGCTTCTTAATCATCTGCTACTGTCTTGCAAATGGACGAACATCAAACACAAGAGTGGCGCATCAAGCGCTTAGCAGAACTTGCGCAGCGAGAAGGCGGCAACGCTGCACTAGGGCGCCGCCTCGGATACAAAGACGGAGCCTACGTTGGCCAAATGCTGCGAGGGGACCGTGTCATATCCGAAAAGACTGTGATGGCGGTCCACAGCATCCCAGGCTACTCTGGTTGGTTTGAAACGGAGGACGATTCAAAGCGTCCGACCCGTATCGATCTTGATGACAACCCTGAGTACCCCGCGATTCGACGAGTCCAGTTCAAGTTGTCTGCAGGGGCGTCCGGCTTTGGAGTGACCTATCTCGACAATGAAGCTCCGCCTATCGTCTTCAAGCGCGAGTGGTACGACGAACGAGGATTCAAGCCCGAGAAATTGTTTGCAACGGGCGTCCGCAATGGAAGCATGGAGCCGGGGTTATGGGACGGAGACACTGTGGTTGTCAACACGGCCCAGACTGAGCCCAAGGATGGATGTGTGTTTGCTGTCAACTATGAAGGCGAGTTGTCCATCAAACGACTGATTCGCGATGAAGGCAAGTGGTGGCTATCATCCGACAACCCTGATAAGAGGCTCTATCCAAGAAAGGCCTGCCACAGCGGTGTAGTGCTTATCGGAGAAATTGTTCACAAGCAAAGCGAGCGGATCTAAGCTCATCACCGCCAACAGCAAAGCCGCCCCTGGAGGGCGGCTTTTTCATGATCATTTGCTACTCACAAATAAAAATATTTCACGCAGAAGCATTTGCTACTTGCGCAATACAGTAGCGTTTGCTACATTACATTCCATCGCAGCTACGAACGCAAAACGACCCCGGCAAGCGATACGAAGCCGGTAAGCCCAACAGGACGCAGAGGGCGGGTCTAGCTCCAAAGGGAGCGCAGCAGAAGTTGCACCAAGCGATGGGTGCCAGTGATCGAGCGAGCCCCCTCCAGGTCTTTAAAAAGTCAGCCGCCGATGTTGCTTGCCCTGCCTGTGGGGCATTCGTCCGGCCAATTGCACCAGCGGGCACGGCCGCTGCACTGCGCGGTGCCCAACCGTAGCCCTGCAAGGCTCAGCTGGTGAGGTGAATGCGACCAAGAACAGGAACGGCAACGCTGGTTGGAATGCCAGCGCGCCTGCCCGGAGCGTATCCGGGCGGGAAACCCAAGCCTTGTGACAGAGGGCTTAGGTTTCCGCTTTATAACGGAAGAATTTGCCAAGCTGAACCGATTCCAAAGGCAGCTTTGCATTTCGGGCATGAGTCGGAAATCACCGGGATGACGCTCCCGCAGTTTGGACAGGATCCTTTAGGGGCACTATCGAGAAGCGCTTGGTCACTGGCCTCTTTGAGGGCCTTTAAATCCCGCATCTCAAGAACGGGGTCCTTCCAATCAGAGGCAACGCTCAATCTGCGCATAGCAGCTACGTACGATTCTCGATCTATTACACCAGCTGCGCATTGCTGATCCAGGACGCTTGTTCTCTGAGCAATCCAGGCAGGGTCCAAACGTCGTAACTTTACGAAGACGGGAGCCAACGCGATGCGGAGAGCACTTGGCTCCATGCCCGAATAGTGAAGATGAATCTCTCCAAAGTTGGTGATGAGAGTCAAAAAGGTGTGGATTTTGGTACGTGTAGATATCAGATTGAGTACCGTCGCAATTGCCATTCCTTGAAGCGCTCCTTCAACCCCAAAGCCACCCCCAACAAAGCCGCCCCCCGTGGTCACAGATCCAGGACCGGAAATATTTAGCTCGGCAAGCTCGGCATAGCTGAATGACGCCGTTCTACCTGGCCCGATGAAATTGACAGATTTCTCTTCAAACTGCACGCTCAACGTGCCTCCAGCTGCAAACGGAAATCCGTTCGCGCCCAGCACAGTGCACCCCTCCAAGCGAAGCTGACCCTCAGCAGACATTGACATTCGTAACCTCCTGTATCTGGAGATTATTAATCGGTTTTCGCCGGTCCATGCGCGTCCTCCTCCGCGTTTGGTTCGCCCTTTGGGGCCCGGCACCCTTCAACCCAGCCCGCCACCTGAGCGGGCGCTTTCTTTTCTGGAGCCCAACATGGCTGAAAACAACTCTTCCGCTCCCTTCCGCTGCGGCAGCTGCGGTGCCCCCGTTGAACGCGAACCACAGCCAGGCGAAGGCCTGCCCTGCGGCCACTGACAGCCCCGCCTTTCAGGGCGCTCACAACGGAGCCACTATGGTCGAACAGATCACCCTCGCCTACCGCCTCTTCACCATGCGCCGCTGGGCCGGCGCCAGCTGGGCTAAAGCTGCTGCCTGGGCCCTCGGCCTGGTGTGGCGCAACCTGCGCAACGACCTCCGCACTCGCCTGTGACGCCGCGCCTCATGCAAATGGACTCAAATACTTATTTAGGCTTGCTTGACGATGCTTCCTTTTTCGCTGAATCAGCGTCAACATTTAGCAAAGTCTCATGTCCATCAAGAACCTGGCGAACCTTGTCCCTTTGAAAAAGCTCAAGCAACAAATCGTGGTCTAGGTCTTTCAAAGTGGACTGAAGAGCGGAGGAAGTGCTGCGTATCGAGGCGGGCACTTGTGAAAACTTGGTCGGTTTCTCATCACTCGTCAGCACCAAATTGCCTTGTTTCAATCCTCTCCTCATCATTTCTGGAATTTGGAACATACCCAAAATGCTGTTTTCCAGGATGTCCAACAGGATCTCTCGCTGCTGCGACCGCAGAGCAAAGGCAGCATTTGCCAATGCCGGGTCTGTAGCAAGTTTTTCTGGCTCAACCATTCCAGCTAATTGCGCAGCAACCAGTTTTGCGCCCAATCCGTCACTGCGTTCCTTTTGAGCATTCAGACGAGCAAGCTCCAAGTCTTTAAACAGAGTCTTGATGCTTTCACCATCCGGTGCATCCAAGCTGCTCTGAAGCCGCCCAATGATCTCAGCATTGAGGCTTTTAGAGGTCAGCTTTGCCTGCTCGGACAATCTTTGGTGAGTGTCTTTCGGGATACGCAAAGTGATGCGTGTGTAGAGGTCTTCGTCTTCCATGGCCTCAATTTTCCACCAAAACAGTGTCACTGGCTATTGACACCAAATCAGTGTCACAGTGATAATGCAAGCGAGACACCATAACAGTGTCACATGAAAGGTTTGCCATGAGCAGCAATCCATCCCAGACAACCTTCACTCTGAGAGTGCCAAGTGAGCTGCAGGCAGCCGCAAAGGAGCATGCAAAGCAAGAGCACATCAGCCTGAACAGTCTGATCGTTCGTCTACTGGAGCGCGAAGTCGCGCAGAAAGGAACCCCATGAAAGTGCCAACCGATCAACAAACTTCAGGAGATACCTTGAGCAACCGTAATTACATCGTCACCCAGCAAACCGGAAACGGCCCACTGTTCGCGCTTGACTTCACGACCATTCCTGATGAGCTCAAGCTGCGCATTCTGCTCGCCGCCAGCCAGATCGCAAACGACGTAGGCATGGGTTACGTGGCGGCTGAAGAAGACGGCCCTAAGTACGCGCAGCAGGGGCTGGATGAACTCTGCCAGGCGTTTAAAGAAGTGGAGAAGTTGTACCAGCCAACAGTTCCAGGTGCCGACCTCTACGCAAGCGCCATGTACACCAAGGAATATCCGGTGTACCGCAACGGCTTTCTGATCAAGGTTCCACGCGCTGAACTGAGCCCTGTGGAACTAAGCACAACCATTCAACGCATGAAGTCGGACAGCCGCAACCTTGCCCAACACGCTGAAGACCTCGGTTCTGGAAGCACCACAAACTTCGGAGAACAAGCATGAGCAACATCGTGAAAAATGGTGCCATCCCGTCCAAGATGAGCACCAAGGAAATCGCCAAGGCAACTGGTAAGAACCATGGGCATGTCCTCCGTGACACTCGCGTGATGCTGGTAACCCTGTTTGGAGCCTCTTACATTGATAGCGTCATTCCTGCCGACAAGGCAGGTCAACGTGGTCAGTTCATCTGGGATAACGCAGATACCTTATTCCGCGCCATCTTTTTGAATGATGCAGTTCTGGATCATCAACTGAATCAAGGATTTACCTTGCATTGGGACAGCCGGGGCTACCTCTCTCTGGTCGACCTGGATCGCAATCTAACGCTCACCCTTGCATCGGGCTACGACATAGTTCTCCGCAATCGCGTGGTGCTTCGCCTGGATGAACTGGAAAAGAAGATCGCTGGTCAAGCGAAGACTGCCTATGTCACTGGCAAATCCGACTCACTGACCGCTGAAGAACAAACCGAACTCCGCGACATGTTGACCTGTGCCGCTGATTCTTTGCCAAAGGGTGAGCGCGGTTCATTCATGCAGCGTGGCTGGAGCAAGCTCAAGGCGCATTTCAAGGTCTCGTATCGGGACATCCCTCGCGCAGAGTTTACGGAAGCCATTGCCATTGCAAGCAGGCACATTGCCGAGTACGAAAAACCTTTGGCGCTGCCTGTGCTGCCAGCACCATCAGCTACCGACAAGGCACTTCTCCAAGCCATGGACAGCGTGCAGGTGATGGCTGAATGCATGGCCGATCTGTCGGCAGCAGTTCTGTCGCTCTCTGGCCAGCGCCAGCGAATGAAAGTCAACAGCACCACGCCCGAAGCGGCAGGTGCTACAGCATGACCCCAATAGACGAAATCCAAGAGCAATCTCACCTGCTCTTGGACTTCTAGATCAAAAAACCTTACCTCGGAGTTCAGATCATGAACGCAATTATCGCGCCTCCAGCGTCGGAGGCCAAGCGGAGCCCTGCGCGCCAGCAGGCTAAGCACAGCGATCCAGTGCCAGCGCGCCCGACTGAGGCCGAGCGCCTGCAGATGGAAGCTCTGCAGATCCTCCACTACCTCTGCACGGAGCTGGCCCAGGCAGAACTGCGGGACATGCCACATGCCCGGGCCGAGGCAATAGAGTGTGACACGGTGCTGTTCAACCTGCTGAACCCTGAAGAGTCGGACAGCCCTCAGATTGGCGCCTTGGAGAGCCTGGTGATGCTGCGCCAGCAGGTGCAAAACACTTTTGCCTGCCTGGAAGCTGCGTCTGGTCCAACTGTTCCCGTGGCTATCGCCTCTGCAGCGCTGCTGGAACACATCGACGGGTTCGCCGCCCAGCTGCACCCTGCGATTGCAGGCCTGCCAGGCACCCTGGAAGATCTCCGCGCCTTGACGACCTTTGCAGGCATCAAGACCTTCCGCGACCGGCCGACACCACCCATCCGGCGTGTTGAGCAAGCACCACCTCCAGGCAAGACCCATGCTCAACAGCGCCGAGTTCTTGAGTTCGTCGCCCAGCAGGCTGGAACCGTGAATGAGTTGCTTATGCAGATGCAGGCCGACTCAAAGATCAGCTATGACAGCCAGGTGCTGCTGGGGGGCGCCCAGGCCATCACCCAATACATCGGCGCGGCTGCAGACGACGCACTGGGCGGCGACATTGTTGGCGACTTTGAGCGCTGGACTTATGGGCCCAATTTTGCAGACGCAGGCAAAGGAGCATCAGCATGAACGCAGTTCTTGAAAAGCCTCCAGCAAAAGCTCGCGGCTGCAAGGTGGTGCCAGCCTCTGCGCAAACTCCTCATGCTTCTGCTGCCGCAACCCTGTTTGCGGAGGTGGGCGAATTCTTGGCGCTGGCCAGCGCGACAGATGAACCGCACGGTTTCAGCGGCGACTCAGATCGTCTTCTGAGCATTGGTGCAATGATCGCGCTTGATGCCGCAAAAGGTAAGTACTCGAACACGAACGCAGAGAACACAGCTTATGACGTTGCAGCATGCATCAACGCTGCTCGCCTTGTGCCTGACGATACTGAGTCAGTCGAACGAACCATAGACATCCACTCTGCTTCTGAGCGTTTAGCAGCCATAACTGGAAGTGCTATTCATCAAGTCATCTTCACCGATGTTCCGCGTCCTACTCGAGATCCTGCGCCAGCACCTTCAGCAGAGGCAGCAATCAGCCGCAAACGGTTCTCCGAAGAGCAACTGAAGGAGTTGTATTGGCGTGCATACGTGTTTATGGATTGCGCTTCCTCCGTTCTGTTTCACTACGCCGAACACGCAGATGACTCTGCAGTGTTTGCAATGAGAGATCTGTTGGATGTCTATCTCAAAGAGGCCAAACGGCGCTTTGATGAAGAGAGTTTGGGCGACCTAGTATCTGGCGACTTGCCAGATCTTTCCTGCGACCTGGACCGAGTGATAGCTCTGATTGGATCCTACGCCACGAACATTGATGACGGTGTGCTACACGGAGTGGAACATCTGTTATCCAGCGCTAAACGGATCGCTGATGGTGATGAGGGGGTACTGGGATGAGTAGCAGGACAGCTAAAAACCTGCAGGCCATGCCGATGAGCGAGCAACCTGCAGGTGTTGCAGGTGCATTGATTTCGATCAGAACCAGAAAGGAGCCATGATGGCCGCACGATTTGTACGCATTGTCAAATTCTGCGCAGAGACTGGATACTCTGATCGCGCAGTTGAGACGAAGATTCACCGGGGAGTTTGGATTGAAGGCAAGGAATACGTCCGCGCCCCGGACAATAATATTTTGATTGATATGGAAGGTTACAACCAATGGGCCGCAAAGCAACGACAGGAGGTGTTAGACCGCGAGGCGACCGCATAGAGGTTCGTTTCACCTGGAATGGGAAACAGGTCTCCCCTACGCTTGATCTTCGCCCCACCGCTGCAAACCTCAAACATGCGGCTCGGGTGCGAGCCACCATAGTCGAAGAAATAAAGCACGGCACCTTCAGCTTTGCAGCGCATTTCCCCGACTACAAGCACCTGCAGCAACACCAGCCAGAGAGCGAGGCTGGCATGCGAACCTTCCTAGAGTGGTCGAGGGTATGGGTCACCCTCTCTGCTCGGAGCTTGGAGCATTCCACGCATGCCATTTACGTCCGTCATCTAAATGCATATTGGGTGCCTGCATTCGGAAGCCTGCGGCCAGAGAAAATAAGCCATGAAATGGTATTAACTCACTTGGCAACATTGAGCAAAGACCGAATGGACTTGGAAACCGGGCGCAAAATGAAAGGACTATCGCGGAAAACACAGAATAATATTCTGATCCCACTGCGTGGAGTTTTCGACCTGATATGCAAACCACCAAGCCGAGTTAGCAACCCAGTTGAAGGAATAGATAATCAGAAGATCCAAAAAGCCAACCCTGACCCTTTTGCACCTGATGAGGTTGAATTGATCCTCAAGGAAATGCAAAAGCGTTTTGGGGAGGTAATGACAGATTATTTTGAATTCTCATTCTTTGCCGGGTTACGGGCAAGCGAGCATATCGCGCTGAGGTGGGAGGATGTGGACTTACGGAAGTCCACTGTGCTGGTTCGCCGCTCCAAGGTGATGACCATGGAAAAAGACCGCACCAAAACCAATGTTGAACGCACGGTGGAGCTTAACCAGCGCGCCGCCAGTGTGATCCAGCGCCAGCGCGCAAGGACTGCAGCAATGAATGCGGAGGTGTTCTATAACCCGAATACGGGAGCGCCCTATCACGACGAGCAGTCGCAGCGCAGAGCCTGGCGCATCACCTTGCGCGCCATCGGCGTGCGATACAGGGCGCCCAAGGAATGCCGGGACACCAGCGTAACCCTGGCGCTCATGGCCGGCGCGAATCCCATGTGGGTGGCCATGCAGCACGGGCACTCTGTGCAGGTGATGATGCGCGACTATGCAAAGTGGATTCCGTCAGCAGATCGAGGCGCCAACCTCGCAGCGGTCAATGCAGCGATCATCACCCAGGCCACCCCCCGAAAAGAAGCGATTTAG